TCGATTGATACATCTGATATATCAAGTTCTTCTACTGCGCCTTTATTGCGGAATCCTCTTTCTATTTCATTCTTTAAGGCAATAGGGTCAAGACGAACATCCTTCCCATATGGCTTGCCAGTTATCTCACGATAAAGTTGTCTAAAGTTTCCTCTTTTACCACAGGATGGATTAAAGCATTGCCATAAACCAGTTTTTGCATTAATAAAGAATGCAGGACTATTCCTGTTTTTGTGAAAAGGGCAATACAGATTAAATTCTTGAGCATTTTGAGTTTCAATTGGTATATTGTTCTTCTCAAACAGTTCACGAATTTGAGATTCCATGCTATATATTGAATATGATTTTAAACTTGAATACATTCTTGCTGGCATCGTAGTCCGTCTTTAAAATTGTTTTACTAAACTTACCATGAGTGTTGCTCCATTCATCTTCCATCCAAGGCCTAAGTCTTGCTATGGTTTCAATGTCTTCGGCTTCACCCTCAATAAATTTCTTTTTAATTAGATATCCCATTCTTCTACCCATTTTCCTGTCTCTAGGTTCCATCTTAAGAAGAAACCAAATTGTGTTGACCGTCTTACCTTTCTTGATACTACTTGAAATAAATCAGAGTTATATTCACGATGAATTGCTAGAACTAAGTCTGCATCGTAAGCTAACTGTTTACTCCATGCTACTTCTTCTAACTCGGGTGGTCGCTCTGAGTGACCATCATTCATCGTTACTGCTGCCACATCAATAATTGGCACTCCATTCTTGACCGCCATGCGCTTGAATGCCTTAGAAAGATTCTTTGCTTTCTCAGTTTCATTCTTCGCTCCACTAGCATCGTCAAATAGACCGTGATAGTCGAGAATAACGAGGTCTGGTCTGTATTGGTCAATCTTAGCCTGAACCATGTTTTGATCTGCAGTTTCAAGACCTTCTGATGTAACGAGATATATAGGGTGTTTACCCTCAAATGTCATCTCAGCCCATTCCTCATAGGAGTCAACAATCGCTGGGTTTGCACGAACAAGGTCTGTGTTAGTGAATGAACCATCACCATTCGTAAGAAGAGTATCAAGCCTCTGCCCCTCCTGCTGTTTGTTCATTTCTAGAGAGATAATCAATGGTCTATAACCAGCCCTCCAAGCATTAACGGCAAATAGTCTAGCGATGAAACTTTTACCAACACCTGTCCAGCCTAAGAGAACAATAAAGTCTCCCGGTTGCCAGCCACCAAACTGCTTATCAATGACACCAATGCCACTAGGGATACCCTGAAGCTCGTTAAGACCCCTCTCAGACCTCTCTCGCAAGTCTTTAGCACGATCTCTCCACTCTCCAGCCAAGTCTGTGTCTTTTAAATTGCTTGAGAACTTATACAACATGGATGTGTTTTCCATAAGATAAGCTAAAGCCTCTTTAGGACCAGCCTCTGAGAGCAAGCCATTTGTCTTTGACACTAGAACTCTAGTTTGATACGACAGGGATTCTTTCTTTGCTTCATCAATGTAATACTTCAAAGGCTCAGGAGTGGAATAGAATTCAAACTCCGGATGGTGTTGCTTAACAGTCTCTTTGGATGGAACTTTCTTGTGCTCATCATAATGAGAGCAAACAAAATTCCAAATATCTCTATATTCCATAAAGACGCTTTCAACACCCTCGTTAACAGCCGTTACATATTCATTTGATTGAATTAATGAATTCAACAATCTAACTTCGTAGTTCATTCTTTTGCCATTCTATCATGAGTCTCCCTCATGATCTGTTTGAATTTTTCTTTGGATTCTTTTTCTTGCTTTACTTTGTCAGTAATTTTCTTTGATTCAATCGCAAAGTCGAATAGCAGGAATGGTCCTGTCCGACCTTTGACAAAGTATTTGATTGAATCAATTAACAATTCACCATCATAGTGCTCTGCAAGCGCTTCCGCTACAGCCTCTTGTCTTGGTGAATCTGGAATAAAAAGTTTGCTAGAATCCTTGCAAGATTGTTTTAAGGACTCTATCAGTTTTTGACCTGTTATTCTGTTTTTCATTTTTTGCCTCTTTCCATGTGAGGTTTAAATATTCGAATTCAGTTATACCACCATAAACGCCATAAAACTCTCCACTATTCCAAACAGATGTAAAACATTCTGTTCTTACAGGGCATTTTTTGCATATGGATACTGCTCTATCTATCTCTTCTTTTTTATAAGAAAACCAGATATTGCTTTCGGGGTGGTCAACGCAAAGTGCTTTACTTGACCAATTACTTGGCATCATCCAACTCTTGAAGCTTGGCTTCAATTTGTTCATCAATAGAATCCCATAATTTCTTCCAAGACTCTGGATCATCAAGAGATGCTGCTTTACACTTTGCACCAGCATCTAGCCTCAATGATTCATAATTACCAAGGTTCTTGGTAATACCAATCGAAGCCCAAATTTCTACTTCATTATTTTGTTCTGACATTGCTATCCTTTATTTTCATTTGCACTTTCTGTGCAAGCGGTTTTATGTTTTTTTCTTTCACAACAGGCCGACCCGGCACTCTTGTATTAAAGAACTCTACCATGATGTACACATCTTCTTCGCTATAGTAGCGCCAATTTGCGTAACCTTTGTATTTATTTCCAAATTTCTTTGCATCGGGGATTAAAGATTTCTTTTCGTACTTACGAATAGTATCAGCCCTCTTCTCAACAATCTTAGCAACCTCTCCAACAGTATAGATCCTGTAAAGGATCAATTCATGCTGTTCATATGGCATTTCAATTATTGAACCGTCATCTAATTTTTCAATATAGATTTTATTCTGCTTCTTGCTAATTCTTTTCAGTTTAACAATAGTACCGGCATATGTATAAAACTTATTAGTTGTTAACTTATTTTTAATCACGATATCCTCTTTTCTTGGATAATTTAGCAATAAATCTTTTGAAGTCTTTAACTTTCACATCTTTGGTGTCAGAACAGACAACGCAAGTGATGTCAACATAGTATTCACCTAAAGAATAATATTCAGCGCCAGCAAATTTCTGTCCACCGCATTTGTCGCAAGTTAATCTTATATGATTCATCGCCAACTACCATCAATCAAGCCAGCAATTATATTCTGCTGTAACAATTCCCTTTTGTGGATGAACAAACATCAATGGCTGAGAGGCATGACCTACCGCACCCAAGACTTCAATGGCATAAGTGTTCATTGATTCAGGGCTTCCTGAGATACGGCATTGAACAGTGTTAAATGTCATCTTGGTAGGGGTATGGAAGTGCCCAAAGTAAACATCAGTAAATTCATCAACAATGTTCCCTTCACTATCTTTTCTTTCAATTCCACCAATTTTCCAACCGTAAACTTTCTTCTGAAATGAATAGAACGAGGACAAACTTCCGAACTGATCGCCATGAATAAGCAATGACTTATACTTTCCAATCTCATCAATAGCATACCAAAACCTATCACCACGACCATCTGGAATATTAAACTTAATTCTAGGATTATTCTCAAACATTAGCTGCACAATGCGATAGAGCATTCTGTCAGCATTAGTCTCTGGGTCATGATTTCTTCTTGACTTTCCACCAATTGAACCATGATTTCCAATAACACCAGTGAATGTGATTGTTTCAAAGTTCTCAAGCATCTTGTTGATAAAGTTCTTCATAATTCTTGGTCCATCAACTGTTACTTGACGGTAAAGACCACTATCAATCAAGAATTCTTGACCGGGGAATATAAGTTCTCCCTCAACAATGTCACCAAGGCACCAGATACGCAGGTCACGCACAGGATGATCTTGTCTTTGAATCTCAGTAAGATTAATAACCTTGTCAGCAAATTGATTGATTCTCTCCTCACAAACTTTTGAGTTGTAATCAGGAGTTGTTTTACCAAGTTGCCAATCAGCAAGAACAGCAACTGCTACTTCTTCTGAGTTCTTACGAGTGTCTTTCTTGGGCGCAGAAACTTTTGGTGTCTTATAAAGACTTCCCTTATCAATTTCTTCCTTAACAGCACGATAAACGGCATCTGCAAGATGAACTTCTTTACTCTTTAACTTTTCATACTCTTGAAGAAGTTTTGTATAACCGATCTTCAATTCTGAATCTGACGCTACAGTTTCTCCTGTAGCAATATTTTTTGGCATTTCAATAATTCCATTTTCTTTTCTATATTTACACAGTCCCATTGAGTCGATTGATTTACGACACGATGAGTCTGCATATCTCTGATTAGCTGTATTGGGGTTGAATTCAATATTGCAACCTTCTGCTCCACAAATTTTCATAAGGATAATTGTAGCACTCTAATTGGCGCTTTGTGTCAATCTGCGGAATTATATTTCCGAACAATTTGCGTTCTTTTTTTCAGAGGTTTTCTAACAGGTTTTGGCCTGTTATTCATGTTTTGACGAAGTTTTTCACGGTGCTCTTCACTGGGTCTTTTACCCTCACGGTGAATTGCGCTATGTTCCTGAATAGAGCATAAAAATAGGTTTTCTAAACGATTGTCTGCTTTCACTTCATTAATGTGATGAACACTTTCCCATCTATTTAGATATCTTTTGAGATAGCTTTCGTATAAAGCTCTATGCTCATATATATAGCCCTTAATGTTAGCAGGGTGTTCCGGCATTAGCACACGAACATAACCTTTATCATCTATATATTTACCACCATTGTAATTGGGGTTTGCTTCACCTAGAGCCATTCTGTCAGTCCATTCAACATCGTCTCGCTTAGATGCCAAAGGTCTTTTTGACATATTATCCCTGACCGCCAATATCCTCTAGATACATTTGCATTTTTGATTCACTGCAAGGAATTATAAATGTTGTTGGGTTAGCAGCACTATTTCCGCTATCTCTCTGAATTTCAATGTTAAAGATACCAGTACTGGCGGAACCTGAGATCCCGCCCCCTGTAGCAATTACATGGCTATATGTCCCTGTTCCGAAATAAGAGGGGAAGGATGGTCCCCTTATTTCAGTATTTGCTATTGTTGGCACACCTGCTGCTGCATTAAGGAAGGTGTGAATTGGTTGACTAATTCTCCAAGTGCAAAGTGTTGTTGGAGCTGCGGCAATATTTCCCTGAGTAACTCTTATTATAAATACAGAATCTTCTTGACCAGGATTGGTAATCTTGATTCCAGGAAAATTCAATGTTATACGAGCGTACCTGCTTGCCGGAAGGGTTACACTATTGTCTGGATTTCCAGAACCTTCATTCTTCAGGTTAATAATCTCATGATATGTATTCATTGAGTTATATGTAAGAGATCCAGTAACTTCTTTAAGCTTAATTAGACCCCTTGGGACATCATCTGTAGCGTCTTTGACCTGCTGAGTGTTCTCCGACATCTGCTGAAGTCTGTCAGCAGTTATTGGTGTTGCGGGTGTCCAAGACACTTGTGTATAGTTTTCGTAAGCCATGTCTACCTATTATACACCTTTAGGGGTTTGTATTGCATCTTCTATCTTATCCATTGTAATTATAATTATCAATCATAAATTGCCTCATTTTGCGGACTTCATGATATAAAACTGCCGTGATGCTGTCAAACTTAACATTGTCAACAAGACTGTCATCATCATAGCTTGCAAAATATGGTACTTTTTCTTCAGCGTCTTCTGCTATGAAACCAAATCTTCTTCTATGGTTATAAGGTCTTTCTTTTTCAATTGCCCCTCCATATTCATCTTTATATTGAAATTCAACTACATCCAGGTCCCAAAATCTATCCAAAGGTATTGTTGCCTCTTCAATGGGGTTGATATATTCTTTAAATCTAATACTAGAGCCAGTTCCTGACTTCCAACGCATTGTCTGATTGGCTTGACCACTACCGTTTGTTGGGAAACAGAATAGACCGACTGTTCCTGCCGAAGTTTCGGCTACTGCAGTTGTCGATGCACTGTTGCCTTGGTCCATTTCAACAGTTCCATTAGCATTAAATTTTCCACCAACTCGTACCTCCGTAGCGGTTTCAATCATTCCACTCATATAAATACTGGTACCACTTAATTGACCAGTCATTGTATCTCCAGTTGTATTCACATAAGGGTGCGAATGGCTGTTTGCTTTTCCATTAAGCAGTGTCTGAAGATCGTTTTCACCAGCTCCTAAAAGAACCTGTCTTGTCTTCACATAAGCTGATCTTATTTCTGTAGTCTTTTCGGAACCATCAGCATTTCCTCTAACATCAATTCCAGCAGTAGCAGAACCGTTAAGTATTTTTACTTGTGTATAATACCCAGACCCAACAAAACTTCCTTGCCATCTTTGTGCGTAGATCCCATCGGTTGGGCTAAGATCAATAGTTAGACCGCTACTACCACCAAAACTAAATGTGTCGGCCTCTGCATACAGGGATCCACTAATTAGCCAATCACCAATTGTTCCAGAATCAGCATTAACTACTCCACTAATGTTTGCACCTGTTGCTGTTAATGCTCCAGCTGCTGAGAGTGTGTACCCACCATTTGTTATTTGACCATTTGCATATATTGTTGTAGCACCTGCTGTTAAATCTCCATCAACAGTCACACTTCCTGTAAATCTTCCAGTTACCCCGACTATATTTGCTCCATTCAAATCACCTTTAAAATAAGCATTACCATCTGCGTCTAATCGGAATTCTTTAGCAGATATAAAACCACTAGAACCGATTGTTATGCCAGAAGTTGCGTAGTTTCCATTTGATGACTTAGTTCCTGAATACAAAGAATCGCTATCTACATTCCATCCACCAATTGACCCCGCATTTGCAGTCACATTTCCACGAATTACTGCATTAGCAAACTCTGCACTACCAAATGACGTTATTGCCCAGCCAGCATTCCCATTTGCCGTTATCGAACCATTAGCAGCAATTGTTCCATTATAATTATTACTTCTAATAACATTATTAACTAATACTAGATTAGCCGCCAATTCGTTAGCAGTAACTGCGTTAGCTGCTATTTCATCTGCTGTAATTGTATTCGCTTGCAATTCAGTTGCAGTAATAGTATTTGCACGAATTGTTTTTCCACTCAAGATTCCGGGGGCAAGATCAAGACCTGCTGGAGCCAGAACTTTTGTATTAACAAGATTCATTACCCATTCTTCAAGAGCAGACTGGTTTGCTTGCTGTATTGTTATTCTTGATTGAGATCCTATATATCCGGGATTGAAATCAAATAAAGAATATTTATCAGTGCTTATTAGCGTTGAACTTACTCCGTCATGTTTGTGACCGCCAGCCCCAAAGAAAGAGATTGCATTTTCAGATAGCCTTGGCATTATATAACCTTCCTTAGAGTGATTGTGTGATCCAATGTATCCCCCACACTCATACTATGGGAAACAACCCAATAGTCTGTATCTATTATACCAAGACTTTCTAGGTTAGAAATCCTTATTCTGTCCCCAATTTGCAAAGTAGGAATAGCAATTGACTGTATATTCAAAACTGGTACTGGCTCGCTAAATTTAGATATTAAAAAATCAGCAATCTCTTGGGCTTTTGCTGCGCTATAAATATATTGATTATCAATGACAACTTCTTTAAGACCATACTTCTTGATATCTGAAGATATCTCAGCACTCTGCTTCTTAATTAAATTGGATGATTCTTGTTTAATTATCGGTGTACCAGCAATTGCAGTATAATCCTGCTCCCCAGTCAGAACATTATTTCCCTGAATAAATGCAAGACCACCTTCGCTAACTGAACTTGATGCTGCCAACAGAAGTTGAGCAGTGTAGGAGTTTGTAGAAAACTTAACAATCTCGATTTCTGCTGGTGATGTATTTGATATTGCAGTGATAAATGGCTGTTGGATATTGAAAGCAGGGGCATTGTCATAAGATATTTCGTAGTACCTTGCTTCCCTTACAAGGTCATTAGTGTAATGATCTGTAGCCTCTGTATCAAATTGGCCTCTCTCTAGACCTAGGAAGGCACTTGAACTGATTGATGTATATTTCATCACTTCATCATCAATTTTTAAGTAACCGCTTGCTGGGAATGGTGGATCATTCGTGGTTGAAACGGAAATGGAAGTGTCGTTGGCATCAATGTCGTCAGTAAGTCTTACAACACCAAGTGTTGCTGGATCTGGTGTTGCTGTCCAGATACCCTGCCTATGAGATACCAATGGATTTTGCTCCGTAACGCTTATTGTTATCTTATTAGATTGTAACTGAACATTGTAATCACCGGAAACTATATGGGTGTTGCTACTAATTGTTTTTTGAATAGTGGAATGTTGGGTAATAGACGATTCAAAATATCTATAAAAATGGTTATATTGGAATTTATCCTCTTCGTTTACATAGAATCTTCCAAAGTCAGCCAAGGATATAGAATCAACAATCTCTTTAGCACTCTGATCATTGCCGTATAGATGAGGGAATACAGTTATTGGTCTAATTTGTGTAGCAAACCATCTATTTTTAATTGTTTCCGCATCTAATGCTTTGTTATATATAGCAAACTCGTCAATGTAAAAACCTTTTGATGAGTTTCCTATGTCAATATTACCCAAACCAAAGTTTGATATTGTTACATTAGTTTCCGTATCTACCAAGACACCATCATGATAATACTTCAATGTTGAATCTTTATAAGTTACACAGATATGATCCCATTTATCAGTATCAATACCTGTATTTGAACTAACCACCTTACTTCCAGCGCCTGTGTGAACGGTAAACCCATGAGCTGAGTTGTTATAGAAAAATGAAAAACCATAGTTTACTGATGAAACAACAGTTTCGTTTGTTATATATGTGCCATCACCAGTAAAGGCTCCATTGTTAAATCTTAAATAAGCTTCATAAGTAAACTCATTAGTATATTGAGATGATGATGAATTACCTAAATTTAAAGATTCATCATATGGAATTCTAATTGACGATGTTGTTGATAATAATACTGATTTATTATCAGGCTCAGATACCAGTCCAGAAACAGAGTCTATTGTTGGGCTGTTTAGGTAAAGGCCATTATTGCGATAGTGATTTCTATTTTTTGAAGAAGCGGTGAAGTTGACATCTCTACACCCTGCGGAATCTTCAGCAACTACGGTTCTACAACTAGATGTCAAAACATTAGAATACGACCCGCCAGAAACCTTTTGCTTAAGATCTAAGGCAAATGCATAGCCAGAACCAACAACGCCTTCGGCATGATAAAATTCAATTCTTACTTTATAAGGAGTATTGGCATCTAGATTCAAATACCGCCCCATATAGTCATATGATGTTAACGATCTTGGGGATGCAGCAGGCGCTGAGCCACTCCAGTAATCAATAATAATTGTGTCATCTAAAAACATCCTTACACCAGCACTTGCTGATAGCAATTCAAATGACTGATCTCCGCTTGTTGATGGAATGTAATACCCATCGATTACACCATTGTAATACTCACTATATGTATCACTATTTTTAGTAAAAGAAAAATTGCTTATATTAACTGCTAATGATGTATTGGAAGAGAATCCATTTACTGATGTACTAACTGTGGAATAACTCGTATATGAAGGGGAGACATATGCCTTTGCCCCCATAGCTTTATCATAATCTGATAATTGAACATCTAAAGCATCTGCCTTGATGTCTTTAACTTCGTTTTCTTTTCCAGATTCAATTTTCCAAATCCTTGCTCTTAATCCATTCCCCGGAGTGACTGCATCCTCATCTCTGAAAACAGGAGAAGAGAAAGAATAAGAGGCTATTGCATTTTTCTTACTGTATAAAGAATAAGGAATGATTTGTGCAAACTCATTTCTAGAGATATTTGTTTGCATTAACAAGTTTTCAATAGCATCCCCGACAGTTAGATTCTGCAAATAGAATCCTGTTGTAATTTGTTTTTCGGTTAAGAACTTTGTTTTATCAAGACAACGAACAGAGACTTCCATTGAACTTCCACCAGACCACTCATCTATGTAGAATTCTCCTCCGTTAACATATTCATACGGATCAACCACAACAGTTGCATCAACAGCGTGTGATTTAGCTGTTGTTCCGGCATACCCTCTTTGCACAATTGTTACAACCTTATCCGTTCTTGATGAGTAGAGTACGACTTCTCGATTATCCGTTTCTGGATCAATAATTGCTGTAAAATAATTAGTGCTGTTTCCTTTAGGGAAAAAAGAGGCATCGCTAAGAGTCATGCTCGTAACTGATGTATTCATGGCAACTTTCAATTCATTTGTTATTTCAATTTCATCAGTTTTTATAATTCTCCAGCCATTATAAATATTTACTTTCAAATCTTTTTTCATGTATTTTCCATATGTTGATGTATCATCAAATGGATTGAAAACCTTAGTCGTATTGTCAAGCATGATTGATGCCGAAGATGAACCAGTACCTGCAATCGGGATTGAATTTTCCCATAACTCACCAGTTCTATCAATTGAATGAGATACGACATAATCCGTAACATCTACCTCATACAAAGGTATGACTTCATTCAGTCTTGCATTATCCTGTTTATTCTGAGTGCTATAAACAGTCACTCTTATCTTGTCCACCATATCCGTAACTGCTGAGCTTGGAAGAATGTGGTCTTTGTAATATTCATCTTTTCCAATTACTCCATTTGATGTATGGAATAAAGAATAGGTATTATTGTAGAAATCAACTTTATAGCAACTTATTTTTCCAGAAAACTCTGATGTTACTATTCTTACTTTATTAACTTTTCTTTGAGTAAAGTTATACTCTATATATGGAGATGTTGTGAATGAATAACCACCACTAACATATGCGCTATTTGTAGAAACAGAATTTGATCTCCATCCAAATTCATAGTTATCTGAGAGATCATTAGGCATTGCATACCAGTTTCCATCAGCGCGAATTGTTTTCCCATTGCAGTCTTTTTCATTAGCAATAGCCCAAGTAAAGGACTGTCTTTGCAACCCATTAATAGATTGCTGAGGGGTGAAGAAGTAGCCAGCAAGCATTGTGTTGCCAGCAAGTTGCTCAGGTCTAGTTCCCTTACTATTGGAGGCGTATGAATCGTTTGTTGTTATTGTTAGATTATCTAAGTGCCTACTGTCAAGGAAGGTGATTACAACTTTTGGTTTAACTTTTTGAGCATATGCGTCAATTGCGTTTTGAAAGTTTATTGATAGATTTTTCCCATTGATATCTTTTGTTAACATTACACTTCCTCTAAATCCATACTACAATTCCAGAAGTATACGCCAGAATTCAAGTCTCTTCTTACGAGCTCTTCGTCATATCCAGTAATGAATACATTGTACTCTGTTTCTAGCAATATGTCTTCTGCATCTTCTCCATATGACAAGACAGTTAGGGTGTGTAGATCTGGGTCTATTGACTTATCTTTTATGAAATTTCTTGCAAATCTTAAATCAATAGTCTGTTCCCTTTCTGAAGGAAGCCATTCCCAAGATAGTTTGAAACTAACTCTTCCAGCTTTGTCGGGGTTCTTGTAATATCTGGATTTAGAAGCATTCCAATTCTTTTTTTCAATAAAATTAGGTTTAGTTGAATTGCTGTATTTACGATTCTGCCCAGTCAATGGTTGACCGTCTAGCAATAATAAAGACACAATTGAGCCGGGAGTGCGACTATTGGGTGTAAAACGCAACAGGTCGCCAATGAGAAGGGTTACAGACGATGATAGAGGTGATGTATCAAGAACTCTAATTGTTCCCAAGTCATTTATATTGATACTTAATAATTGACTTAACGCCGACCCCGCAAACTTGATTCTCCTACCAGTGATCACAACATCTGCTGAACCAGATTGTGTGCTGGCTGTATGTCTAATTCTTCTGGCTACAGCGGAAGTGTCTGCTGAAGAAGAGGGTGTTGCTGCTGCTCTTGATATCTTAAGAGAACCACTAGTTACATCTGCTGAACCAACAAGATAGGCGAGAGAGGAGAACCCCTTTGTGCTTGCTGAGATTGTTATTGATGTGGAATCTAATGCTGCACTTCCCGATATAACTTTTCTTGCTACAAAGGTAATGTCAGCCAGACCCGATTGCGCATCATAGGTAGCACCACGGATCTGACCACCTTGAAATGTGCCAGTTACTTCAATTGTTAAGTCACAAGATATACCAATTAACGGTGTACCGTTATAAAATCTTATTCCGGTTAGTTGTTCATTTATCTGCTTAAGAGGATCACCATCAGCCATTATGCTTCCTCAACGCTTAGACTTACTGAGTAATAATCACAACCAGTAGAAATATCCCTTCTTATTAAATCTTCTGAGTAATCTTCAATATAAACATATATCAACTCAGCCGGTTTTGCAGGGTCAAGTTTTATTGACATGGGTATCTTTGATCTTGTTGTTAAAGCTAAATCTTTAATATAATCTCTTGCCTTACGGTTATCAATTGTATGGGATGCTAGGGAAGGTAGCCATTCCCATTTGAAAGAGAATTTTCTCTTAGATGCTTTGATATATCTCTTCCTTACACCTTCATCCAACTCAACATCGGATGCATTCAAAACTATTGAGTCATTAATTTTACGACCCTGTTCCGTTAATTCTTGGCCATTAAGTGATAAAAAACTTATTACTGTCATTACAATCCTCTATTAATACCATTATATGATTTTACAACTCTAGATTCAAGTCCGGCTTGTTTTTGGTTTGCTGGTACAACTTTGACATTGTACTCCTTCATCATTGTATTGAACCACTCCGTCTCTCCAATGAAGTTGTCAACATAGAAGTTATAGTTATGATTAGACTCAGAGGTTGAAATCTGTTGTGATGAGCCAGCGTTAGCAATCTTAGAGTAACTTGCCATCGGGATATTAAGGGAAGGAACTTTCGGGGCATATATTCCCTTGTTCATTTGATTAAGCATGTCTAGACCGTACTTATCAACGGCTTTCTTTCTAATTACAAACTCTCCACCATGAAGGGTCGCAGGGATGCCCATATTCATCGGACCAAATGTTGGACCGCCCTCTCCGTATGGCATCATTCCACCCATGCCATATTTCATCTTTCCGCCATTTGCGTAAGGAATCGAACCACCATTGAATGCCGAAATTATCTGACTGTATCTAATATATTTTGTAGGGTCCTTATACTTGCCATTATACTCTTCTTCACTGACTGAGCGGAATGAACCACCACCAGTTCTTGGTCTTACAAAGTATAAAACCTTTTCGCCATCACCAGCACCTGCTGCGGTTTCTTTTGCATCAGCAATTGCCTTCTTCATTGCAGCAATACCAGCAGCTCCTGCTGATTTAACAGCCTCTGCAACCGCTTTTGCCATAGCATCTGATTCTATTTTCTTAAGTGCATCGTTGATTCCTGTTACAAGTTTTCCTGCAGCATCTGCTGTTGATCTTTCCTTACTCTTTGCTTCATCAACCATCTTTTGAGCAGCATCAGTAATTGCCTGCTTAAATATTGAAGATGTTGTTTCTGTACCTTCACCTGTTGTCTTCGCTTTAACATATGCATTTACAGCATCAAGACCTGTTCCGTAAGAGGTTTGAATTGGACCACCAACTGCGAAAGCGGTTGATACGCTTGAACCAATTCCTCCGAGCATCCCGGTTGTAATTCCAAGAATTGAGTTAGGGTCAGATACTCCAGTTGCAAGACCAAACTTTGTTGCAGCAGTTGTTCTTAGTGATTCCATCCCTGTTGAAAAGAATCCTGCTTGTGCAGTAATTGGATCCATTCCAGTTTGAATTTTTGCAGGAAGAGCTGAGAATAGGCCAGTGAAGGCTGTTTGAATTCCAGTACTTGTAAGACCTGCTTGAGTAAGCATCTTTGTAACTTGGTCTTTGAATTGCGCCTCTGTAAATGTTCCATTCTCAAGTAGTTTTTCAGAATACTTTTCAAAGTCTTTTATTGCCTGATCAAATTGCTTTGAAGCAGCTTCTCTTTGTTCTCTAATAATTTCAATTGCGTTATTGCGGTTAATTGATTGAAGATCTTTCTGTCTTCCAGAATCCATCTCTGTAATTTGATCATTAAAGTCTTGGCTATCCTTGATTTCTTGAAGGTCAAGACTTCTTGCGTCATCAATTCTTCCTTCATAAATTGCAAGTGATCTATCTTTGCGATTGTTCTGTCTACGCAATTCATTGTCACGAATTGCTTTTCTTCTATTTGATTCATACTGCTCTGTTGCTGTGAGTTGTGCTTCAGCATCGGCAAGGGCATTGATTGCTTCTATTTGGTCATCAAATACCTTGAGGGAAGCATCTTTCTGAGCGGTTAGTTGTTCAGTTAATTCATCCTTAATCTTGTTAACTGCTCCGCCAAGTTTTTCAGACACGGCTGCAAGAGCGCTATCATCGAACTCAATTTTTGCTTTAACTTTTGCATCAGAGATTGCTGCCAAAGCATCTTTCAAAGCTTCACCAGCAGCCTTGGCAGTTTCAGGGTTCTTCATTGCCTGAGTGATCATGTTTGTGAATGACTTAAATAGACCCTTGCCAGCGCCTTCTGGAAGGACATCTTTGACTACGGCAGAAAGTTGTTTTCCAAATTTCTTTTTTGAGTAATTTTTAAGGAAATTGAATTGACCGTCAAGTTGATTGCTGTAACTTCCAATTCTTCTCTTGATAGCATCAACAGAACCATCAATTGCATCAGAGACAACATTGGCACCTGTGTCTACGGCATTAAGAATCCCATCAAACCAATTTATCTGTACACCAGACATATCTTTTCCAAAATCCTTAATACCCTTTGCAACGCCCTTAAGCCAACCCATTCCTGGTATTCTTGAAATTAGACCAGCAAGATTTCCGGCCCATTCAATTACCTTCCCAAAAGCCAATGCAAGCGCTTTAGGTATGGCAGTAAAAATATTGATAAATCCCTTAATAAACAATTTAAGAACAATAAGAACACCTTTAAGACCTATTCTGATTGCCTCCATCATCAACTGTGGAACTATTTCAATAATATTTGCCAGAAGTTGGAGTGCCCATTTAAAAACCTGTATAAAGAGATCCATGAGCAACATCTTTATCATTATGCCAATAGCAGTTGTTAGTTTTCCAATACCCTCTTTTAGCTTCTTTTTAGCAGCTTCCATTTGCTTAGCGGCAACTTCTTTGTTGTAATCTTTGTCGGCCTGAGTAGCGGGGCGACCTGCAGAAGCAGAAGTCGCTTTCCCTGTTGGCTGAACACGCTTTTTGTTCTTATTGGTAGCGGCATCGAACTTAGCTCCAATAACATCAAATATTCCACCAAAAACTGCTGCAAAACCTCGGAACACCGTTATGACAACAGCCAAGAATCTTCTAAATGCTGGGGCTACTTTTGTTTCAACAAGAACTTTAACTTTAGTTAAAGTAGTGTTTAGCCAAGTAGAGAAACTTTCAAGTTTGCTTCTTGCTTTATCTGTGCCCGATACTGCAGTTGAAGTACCTCCAATAAGAACCCCAATAAAATCTTCAAGAGGTGTCAGTAGGGCTTTAAAGATTTCTTTTATCTTTTTCCAAGATTCTGTAAAATTCTTAACAGTATCTCCTGATTTAGAACCCCAACTTTTTTGTGTCTTTGTAAGAAGAGCAATTGCTGCTGTTACTGTTCCAATAATAGCAACAGCTGGACCGCCAACATAAGGAATTGATTGCAAGCCTCTAAGTAAATTTTCAACAATATTTCCGCCAATCATTCCAGCCATACCCATGTTCATTGTTGCCATGTTTATGCCTTGGCTCATTCCCATGCTCATCTGGTTACTAAATCCTCTGTCACCTCCGCTAACACCGGATTTGGCAAGACTACCAAGTTTTGAAATCATTGTTTTTCTAATTTCACCGAATACCTTTGTTGCATCGGTTCTTAGTATTCGTATAAAACCTCTTATACCAGTCCCCGCACTATTCGCTGCGGAACCAGTTTGCTTCAAATATTTAAGGAAATTATAAGCTCCCTTAGTGGCGTTTACTGCTGCCTTTCCAATGTTCCATAATGTCATTCCAAATGGCAGTATTTTCAATGTAGCATATGCAAAATGTGCGTGAACTTTTGCGAAAACTTGAACGAACATCCCAACATATTGGTATGCTTTAATTAGACTTGTATTATTAATAACTCCATTTGGATAATGCACTCCAGCACCACCGTAATTTGGCATCGCTGGAGGAACTCCGCCTCCACCTGCTGGTGGAGTTACTGGTGGCTTTCTTCCACCACTTCCCGAACCTCCACCAGTTGCTGGAGTTGCCGGAATAACTGGAGGGGTTGTGTTTTGGACATTAGCTTGTAACTTCTTAATGTGATCAGAAATAGTTACATATATATCCATAATGTCAGAACCAATTTCTCTGGTCCAGTTGCCAACACTCGTAGGGTCCAGTGCAACCAACTCCAACACCCTCTCTAGTTCAAGAAGTTCGTCTACTGTTAATGTTGCCATTTTTTTAAATAAATCATCAACCTCTACAGCAACGGCAGCCAATCCATTTCTACCAGATCTGCTATTAATAATTTCCTTTTCAAGAAGATCCAAACTTTCAGCAACCGTTCTTGCAAGAGTCGCAGATGGCGCAGGCGTATTGTTTACAACTGGAAGAATTGCATCATAAGCATCGTCTGTCATTTCAGTTACACTTTCAATAATCAAACTCTCAATATGTTCAAACATTGTTTCAAAAGGCAACTTGGTTGCTGCAGAAAATTGATCTCGAATATCTGTTGGCATAGATTCAAGGTGGTTTAAAAGATCCACAAGTTCGTCATAAGGCATATTTACTGCCTCAATAATTAATTGAGCAATATTGGTAAGATACTCTGAGATGTCCTCAGCAACTGAAGTTAAAGCTCCAGTGTCTGGTAGCGGTATTTGGGATGGGTCAGTGGATTGAACAAGTTTGGTCCAATACATGTCAAGAGTACCTTTAAGATTTACTCCCATCATTTCTGCTATTTTTTCAAGATCAAAACCAGTACTACTTTTTACAACATAAATAGCATTATCAATATTTCGAAGTACTTCTTCTAAAGTTTCATTTGAATAATTTTGCATTTTTCTTATTTCTTGAAAAATTTCTTGCAAAATATTTGCAGGTTTCCAAGACGGACTACCATCAGGTGGATTTATAGTAACATTCCTGAATTGTTCAAGTGGTGTCAATAATGCTTCAGATGTTTCTTGAAGTTTTTCAATTACAGCATCATCAAGTTCTTTAGCGACAAATTCAATTTCTTCTTGCGCTGGTTTTGTTTCTGCTTTCTGCGCTTTTGGTTTTGGCATGATTGGTAGAGGGACAAATCCGGCTTGAAGAGATACATAATCTGCTGATTCAACAATGTTTTTGAAATGTTCTTTAATTATTCTTTCTGAATCCTCTAGATGTCTTGTTGCTTCTCTTGACGCAACCTCCACCTTTCTGCCTCTATCGTTTTCTTTCTTGGTGCCCTTAAGTAAATATCCAGCTATCAATTGCAATTCTTCTTCAGTTGCTCTTTCAAATAAATCCATTGCAAAACCGACTTCTTTTATTTCTTTTACAAGAGCTACAACTAATGGTTTTAATTGAGTTTGCCTATCCAAACCTGGACCAAATAGACCTGGGCGAGCTGGCGTTTGAGATCGACTTGAACTTTGAGATTGACTTGAACTTTGAGATTGAGTTCCACCATTTGGTTTCTTTGTTCTTTTAGCAGCTTCTATTACTCTTTCTTTTGTCAACTCAATTGCATCGTATACATCAGAATTGGCAACAGTATTTACAAATAAAGCAAGATCTTTAAACATTTTAACAAATTCATCGCTTTTTGCAATTTTTGTAAAATCTTTATTAATAAGGTTGTCACGCATTTTTTCATATGCAGCAACTGGATCACTTAATGCTTGAGATAATGACAAACCAAGAGTAGCCAACGCTTGCTCAAGAACAGCCATTTTCTCTTTCATATCGGCCATTGGAGCAAGTGCAACACCTTGCAAATGTTCTTTAGAAAGGATTAAAGTACTAACATATCCCTCAACGGCATTAACCAATTCTTCACCAACCAAACCCAAATTCTTAAACATTTTTGTTGCAAGTTCTTCAACCACCGTGCCAGATAGGCGGTCGGGTCCAGCAGCGGCACTAAGCGACCTTGGCTGTTGTTTCAATGCTGAAAGAGGTACGAACGGAATTGCACCAAATTGATCAGTATCTAAACTTCTAACTACCTTTTCAGCAGAAAGGGATTGTACAAGTAAAGATTCTTGAAGAGATTTAATTATTCTTGCAGCCGACATAAGTGCAGATACAGCAGCCTCAGCAGGAGGTGTCGCAAAATCACGATCATAACCGGATGCTTCCCATTGCTGTTCCGCTTTATCATATGCATCACTTATTGATCTCTTAATTTGATTTCCAACTGACACAATAAGACCTTCATCTTCAGTCAAATCACTTAATGGGATTGATTGCAATTCTTTCAATTGCTTTTCAAAACCACTAACAATAGTCAGAGCTATTCTTCTTTTCTCTTCTTTATATTGATTAATTATTGATTGAAGTTGTGCAATTTCAGATTGAAGTCGAGACTGCTCTGCTGGGTCTTCTGCACTTCTGAGCGCCTTTGTTGCTGCTAAAAGCGATGTTCTTGTTTCAGAAAGCCCTTTGGAAATAACTTCTGGTCTGGTTGCCAAGTATGGATTAGGAGCTTTTCTTTGGTACAACTCTTCTTTTGATAATGTAGAAATATCAAGTCTTCCAGTTTTAGAATTTTTTGTTGCATCAATTCTTTTTCTTATATTATCAATTGTTTCTTTCTCTATTGTAGTGCTTGCTGTATACAATCTGTCAATCAATCTTTTCTTTTCCGCAGCTACATTTATTAATCTTCTTATTTCTTTTCGAATTTGAATTGACATGTCATCATTTTCATCTCCGCCACCAGCAAGATGTTCTCTACCTTTTCTTTCCAAATCAGCAATAGCATCTTCTATGGCTGGTTTCACGCTGAGAAGATATTCATCAGAAAGTTCCATGTATCTAAGATGGTCAAGCAAACTCATTCTTCTTGCCGCTTCAAAATTTGTCATTTCTCCATTAATTTGTTCTTCAACACTGATTGATCTCTTAAGTTCTGCAATAAGACTTGGATCTTCCGCTTTAGGTTTTGGCTTTTCCCTATTTTGACCAAGACCAGACACCTCGTATAGAGCTTTTTGGAATTTAGCAGTAACTTTACTGTCAAATCCAAGACCAGAAAATCCAACTTTCCCAACTCCTGTTTGAATTAAATATGCAATTTCATCAATTTTTTTAATATTTCCTATCAGAGCAAGATCTGGGTTGAAACTCTTTGCGTTTTTATCTGTAGAAGGCTTCACTGTCTTTAAAAGACCTAAAACAAATTGCATAGCAGACTGTTGGTCTGAGAACACATACTCAGTTTCATCGGCAATCCTTGCCATTTCCTTAAATATTGGAGGGAGCGTTATGCCAAATTGTTTTGCCATATTTCTAATCACATCACCTGTAAGGCGCATTCTCCTTTCACCTGGGATAGTCTTACTAACTCCAAGTTCTGAAAGATCACGGTGAGATGTTTTAAACCCGAATTCCTTAAGTTCTGTCAAAGTTGATTTCTTGAATGCCTCTAAAGCATCATCAATTGATACGCTTGCATTTTCGGCAATCTTAACCATATTATTGCTAACTTCACTCATAAATTCTTCTGGTTCAAGATCCACTACCCCACGAACAATTTTTTTACTTGCATCTTCAAAAATTGATTGAGAAAATGTAGTATTACCAATTTGATCAAGTTGTGTTAATGATGTTTTAAAATTATCTATTTCAGC